TGCAAACAAAGGGGGTTCATACTCGGCAGGGATTTCGGACGTATCCTTAACTGTACAAGCAATCGTTGGTTCTACAGTAGCTTCTGCTATTGATACAGGTAAGCAGAGGACTACAGGTGACACCGTTAAAATTATTAACAATAGCCAAATTGTTGGTCGAGGTGGAGCTGGTGGAGCTGGTGGTGGGCAAAACGCACAAGGTGCAGCTGGTACTGCTGCACAAAATGCAATTAACTTAGGCATTGCTACTACAATTCAAAACAACGGAGGTTTTATCCGTGGTGGCGGTGGTGGTGGCGGTGGTGGTAAAGGAGCTACAGCCACACAGCCTGGAGGTGGTAATAAAGGCCAAACTCCAACCACACAAAATTTCGCTGCTGGTGGCGGCGGTGGTGGAGCTGGCCAACAAGGTGGTGCGGCTGGATCTGGAACAGCAGCTGGTGGAGCAGGTAGTATAAGTGGAGCTGGTGGTGGTGGTACTGGACAAAGCCCAGCAGGTAATGGTGGAGCTGGTGGAGGCTTTGGTGCAGCAGGTTCTGGCGGAGGTAACAGTGGAGCAGCAGGTGGAGCAGCGGGTAAGGCTATAAATTTAAACGGTAATCAGGTAACATATGAAGATGGCAGTGGAAACATTCAAGGAGCAGTATCATAATGAGTAATCTAGTTTGTATGAGAGCATATATTGATAATAAAAAAGTCACTAACCGTGTGTATTTTGGTGGTAGTGATGATGATGAAGTTACAAAAATTAAAAAACAAGTTACAGACGTATTTACTTCTGAAACTTTTCCCTATGAAGTTCAGACATGGGGTGTGGATACAGACGGTAATGTATTAACTTTTCATCAATGTAGTTGTGCTCCAGATTACAAAGACAGTAGTAAGATGCAAAATAGTCTGTTGATTGATAAAGATTTTTTAAGGTATATCTATGATTTAGATACTGCAACAAAAACAATAGAAATTTTTTATAAGAAAGATCAAGCCTTACCAGTAGTTAATTTAGGTTCAGGTATAACTGTTTTGTATATAACTGATATGTGTAATTCAAATTTTGAGCTACAACAAACTCAATCTATCTATGCACAAGGGTCAAATGATGATATTTGGGCGTGGGCTGAATCATTAAAATCTGATATTGTTATGCCAATATCTAAAAGTAAATCATTAGCTCATGCGGATGATTCCTTTCAGTTTAAATTTAATAGTTCAAAAGAATTAGTATCTGTGTCTCTTTACAGTCATTTAGAAAGGTATCAAGTGTATGGGGAAGGTACTAGTCTATACATAGAATATACTGCACCTTTTGCTGATGAAATAAGTAATTTAGCTGACACTGAAATTGTTGTACCAAAAACGGACAATCACGGTAATCGTATAGCTCAAAATGTTAATAAAGCTAACATCGGTGAGTATGTAAAAGTTCCTAAAAGTGATGGAAGTGGTGGATATGATAAAGTACTTCTCAAGGATTTATAACGACTCAGGAATAGGTCCTACACACGTTACAACTAGAACTGGTCATATGACCATTAGACGCTGGGGTATATGGTGTCCTTATTTTTCAATTTTATTTTGTAAAGTACTACCTGTACAACAAGTAATGCACGACCACGAAGGTACCTTTTTATCTTTTATACTATGGGGCCAATACAAAGAGTTAACGTATGATCCTACTAAAAATATTAAAGAAACTAGAAACCACAAGTGGTTTAATTTACTAACTCATAACAAATTTCACGAGATACAAGCTGATAAACCTGCTTATACCTTGTTATTTATGGGACCGACAAAAAACAATACATCAGTTATTGTTAATGATAAGATTATCCCCTCAACAAGATTAATTAAAGGGTATAGATGAAAATAGCGGATCATCATAAGTTATTACTATCTCAAGGTCTTATACACATATTTACTACTGTAGGTCTTTTTTATATGTGGGATATAAATTATTTATGGTTTACTTTGATAGGTATTATATTTTTTGCAAAGCTAGGTATAGAAGGTTATTGTCATAGGTATCTATCTCATGGATCCTTCACGATTACTAGACCTACACAGTTGTTTTTAAATAGTTGTGCTATATTTGGTCTGCAAGGACCTCCCATGGTATGGGCTGCAAATCACTCTACACACCACAAGTATTCAGATGTAGATGGAGACCCACACCCAGCTACAGACGGTTGGCGTACTTGGTTTTGGATTGAAACACAAAAGAACTCTAAGATAAGTTCAGGTTTAATTAAGAAATTAATTAAAGACAAAGCACATGTATTTATTAAAAAATACTACTACCTTATATATTGGGGTGTAGTGTTACCAACAATGTTTATAGATATTAAAATGTCTTTATATTTATTTGCTTTACCAGCTGTATATTCACTACATGCAGCATCGTGGGTTAATGTGTTTGGTCATAAAATAGGGTACAAAAACTTTAAAACCAATGACAACTCAAGGAATATACACTTACCCTTTATCTTAATGCACCCATACCACAACAATCATCATGCAGATCCAAGCAGTTTAGATATTTCAGTTAAGTGGTATGAAATAGACCACATAAAGTTTTTAATAAATTTACTAAAAAAAATAGAGAGAGTAAATGAGAAAGCCAAAAGTAGTTGATAACTTCTTACCCCCCGAAGAATTTAAACTGATTGAGGATGTATTTTTACATGATAAAGCAGACCTTTGGTTTCCTTGGTATTTTGCTGGTCATGTAGGTGTTACAGAGGAAGCAGAGAGTGATGGTTTTTATTTTGTACATAATTTTTACGATCAGAATATGAAAGAATGTAGTCAGTTTTTAGATTTAGTTACAGATATTTTATTTTCAAAAATGAATATGCAAAAACTTATTAGGGCTAAAGCTAATTTATTTTTAAAAACAGAAGTATTAACTACATACGCAAAACATACTGATCAACACGAACCCCACAAAGGTGCTATATTTTACCTTAATACAAATAATGGATTTACTATTTTAGATGATGGTACAAAAGTAGAATCCGTAGCAAATCGAATATTGTTTTTTGATTCTAGCAAACCACATGCTAGTACTAACTGTAGTGACGTTCCTAGAAGAGTAAACTTTAACATTAATTACTTATGAAAGAATGGAAAATAAAAACATCTAAAGATCCTGTGTATCCTCATATTATAATAGATAATTGGTATACAGAAGAAGAACTAAGTCTTATATGGAAAGAGCTTGATTTTTATTCTAGTAGAGAAATAGCCACTATCGAGAAAGCAGAAGACACTGTTGTAGCAAAGTCAACTGACGGTAAAGCTAAGTCAAATGCTTTTCGTTTTTATTTATGGGATACCTACACAGTCAAAGGCACAAAATTTTCGCATATAATTCAAGCACTATACAAACAACAATCTGAGGAATTTAAAAAAATTGTAGAGAAAGGGATGCCTCTTCACCACAATAATTATATAAATACAAATACTGATTCTACTATGGTCAGTTATTATGACCATGAGCAGGAGTATAAATCTCACAAAGATAGTACGCAGTTTACTTTTCTTATCTGGCTTTATAAAGAACCTAAAAAATTTAAAGGTGGTGACTTTTGCCTTACAGAAGCGAATAAAAAAATTAAATGTATATCGAATAGGATGGTTATGTTTCCTAGCTATTTAGGGCACAAAGTATATCCTGTAAAAATGAATACTAATGCAAAGTTCGGAGATGGTAGGTATTGTGTAACACACTTTTTTAATTGGGAGAGTAAAAATGAAAGGAGTTGAAAGTTTAATTGTACCTTGTTGGGTTTATCAAGACGATCAAGGTATACCTCATGATGTATGTGACTTTTATATAAATAAACATAAAAACCAAAAAACTACTAAAGCTAAAACTGATAGTTTAAAGAAAGAAATAGTTGACAAAAAAGTAAGGGATGTTAATAAAATAGACCTACCTCCTTACACAGGTGTTGCCTCATATCTAATAGCTGCTGCATTAGATGCTAATTTTCAAAATTGGAAATACGATATAACTTTTTGTAGCCAAGCTGAGTATTTAATATACAAACGTAACGGTAAATACACTTCTCATGTGGATTACGCTTTTTCTCAAAACCAAGAATATGTAAGAAAATTAACATGTCTGACTGTATTAAATGATGACTTTAAAGGTGGTTTATTTTATTTAATTAATGGTAGTGGAGAGAAGTTTTTTCCTCCACAAAAAAAAGGTAATATTATAATATTTCCATCTTATAGCTTACATGGCTGTGAGACTGTATATGAAGGACAACGCCATGCAGTGGTTGCATGGATGAATGGCAAGCCCCTTATCTAGGTCTTTATAAGCTGCTACAATTGAATTATACTAACTAAAACAGGATTTATAAGCATATGCCATTAGTTAAAGTACCGTTCAAACCAGGTTTTAATAAACAGATGACACAATCAGCTGCCGAATACACATGGACGGATGGTGACTTTGTACGTTTTAGATACGGTGAACCAGAAAAAATAGGTGGGTGGCAAAAACTTACTTCTAACACTTTAGCTGGAGCTACCAAAGATTTACATAATTGGTCAGATATAAGTGGTAATAAATATTTAGCGGTGGCTACTAATAAAATACTGGCTTTATACTATGGTGATGCTTTTTATGATATTACACCTCTTGGTACAGCTATAACATCTTGTACTTACACAACAACTAATGGTTCAGCTACTTTAACAGTTAATAAGGCATCACACGGATTAGCGGTAGGAGATTTATTTACATTTAGTAATATGACTGTACCAGGAAGTGGCACAGGATTTGTTGCCGCTGACTTTACGACTAATACATTTGAAATTGTTACCAGAGCCTCTGATACTTTTACTGTAACAATGAGCAAAGTTGAATCGGGTGCTGGCGTAACTGGTGCAACAGGATGTAATGTAAACCCGTATGTAAAATTTGGACCAGCAATATCAACTGCTGGTTATGGATTTGGTGTTGCTCAATGGGGTGGTGAATCAACCTCACTAATTAAAAACGATCTTGATGGTGCATTAGGTGATAATGCAGCGGGTACAGGTGGTTCGGGTACAGCCGTAACGCTTACTTCAGTCACTGGTTTTAACACAGCAGGACGTATACTGGTTGGATCAGAAATAATTACCTACACAGGTATATCAAGTCAAGATTTAACAGGTATTACTAGAGGAGCTTTGGGTTCAACTAGAGCAGCACATGATGACGCAGCGGTCGTAACTGATGCTGAAAGTTTTGTTGCTTGGGGTAATGCCGCAGCTACTACTGATGTAACTATAGAACCTTCAAATTGGGCTTTAGATAACTTTGGTTCTATTTTAATTGCTACCGTACACGATGGTAAAACATTTGAATGGAATCCTACTAGCGGTGTGGATACTCGAGCTACTGTATCTAGTACAAACCCTACAGCAAGTGTAATGACTTTAGTATCAGGTCGAGACAGACATTTAATACATTTAGGCACAGAAACAACTGTAGGTAATACTTCAACACAGGATAAAATGTTTATAAGATTTAGTGACCAAGAAGATAGAACTGATTACACACCTGTATCTACCAATACTGCGGGTACTTTTAGGTTAGACTCTGGCAGTAAAATAGTAGGAGCTCTACGAGCAAAAGATTATATTTTTATATTAACCGATACTTCTGCTTACACAATGCAGTTTGTAGGTCCACCTTTTACTTTTAGCATACAACAAGTAGGTTCTAATTGTGGTTTGATTGGACAACATGCGGTGGTGTATGTTGATGGTGCAGTATATTGGATGGGTGAGTCTGGTGGTTTCTTTGTTTTTGATGGTACTGTCAAACGATTACCTTGTTCAGTAGAAGATTTTGTATTTACTAATGTAGATAGCGATGACTTAGGTATTAATTACGATTCTGGTGGATTAGTTTACTGTAACTACAATTCTTTATTCACTGAAATAAATTGGTTTTATGCTAAAGCAGGTTCTTCTAGTGTCGATAGATGTGTAACATTAAATTATCGTGAAGGTGCGTGGACAACAAGTTCCTTATCAAGAACTGCTTATATTGACCAATATCTATTTGATAGTCCAATAGCTACAGAATTTACTAATTCAAGCACACCGACTTTTCCTACAATTCAAGGAGCCAGTACAAATTTAGGTAAGACAACTGTTTACGAACATGAGAAAGGTGTTAACGAATCTGATCAAAATGGAAACTTTGTACAAAGTATTAATGCTTTTATTGAATCAGGTAGTTTTACTTTAGACGCTGAAGGCGGACAAGGAGAGGACTTTATTAAGATTAGACGTTTCTTACCAGACTTTAAGATATTAAGTGGTAATGCGACAGTCACTATACAGCTCAAAGACTTTCCATCTGAAACAGAATCAAGTTCATCATTAGGGCCATTTACCGTAACCTCATCAACTAAAAAGATAGACACTAGGGCAAGAGGTCGATTTGCTTCATTAAAAATAGAAAACAGTGCTCAAGATGAGAACTGGAGGTTTGGTTCTTTTAGAGCAGATGTGCAACCAGATGGAAAAAGATAATGGCTAAAATTACTGTAAATATACCAGAACCTAAATCTGAATATGATGCGTCAAATCAAAGACAGATTATGGATGCTTTAAATACATTAAAAAATCAACTTAACTTTTCGTTTCAAACAGATTTTAAAAACGAACAAGATACTTTTAACTGGTTCATATCATGACAATACAATATAAAAACCAAGGTTTTACTTTAGCTAACACTGCTGCTACGTCAGTATTGACTGCACCTAGTGATGCAAGATTATTAATTAAACAAATCCAAGCGGTCAATATACACAGTAGTGCAGTAACGTTAACCACTCAACTAACCGATACTTCAGCGTCAGCTACACATACGTTTGGTAATCAAGATATTGCGGCTTTAAGCACGGTGGATATTATTACAAACACTACCGTATTAGAAGAAGGTGATATTCTTAAAATGACCGCAGAAACAGGTGCTAAAATATCAGGTATTATCTCGTACGCTCAATTGGACAGATCTCAAGAAAATGGTTAGAATACAGCCATGACGATTACTATTGATTGCGAATCACAAACAAAGATATCTAATAAGAAGACGGGTGTTGAGTACGAGTCTGAAGAAGTAGCACAAGCTGATGTAGCTGATGCAGGTACTGCTACTAAAGAAGAAGATAT